GACAAATACTTCCATATCTGATTTAAATTGTTCATCCTAGCTACTTCAACAATCATTTTATCTCTATCCCTAACTTGAGTAGTTAATAGATGACCTACAATTAATTCTTTAGCTTCTGTAGCTGTTTTACATCTGTAAACTTGTGTTGCGATTGTTGCTAATGTTGACTCGTAATGTTTCATAACTTATTTGTTTAGAGCCTAAAGATAAGGAGGCCTTTTCAGGCCTCCAACTTTTTCTAAAGGTTTTTTTAGAACTACCCAACTTTTACTATCGATTGAAAGTGGTAGCTCACTGTACCATTTTGTAGTGCTGATAAACCACCAATTGGTTGCCATCCTCTAGCAATCAAATGATTAACTTCTTCTACTAATAAAGTCAAGTCTGGTTTTGCAACTACTGCATACTGCTTTACTGTCTTGTCTTGTACTTCTGCTGAATCTACTTTTGCCATCTTACTGTTTTTTTGTGGACATTATAAAATATANTTTTCGATAATTAGCCTTAAAGAACCTCCTATCTTCCTTTAACTTACTTATAGTTTCCCAATATTCCTCCGTTTTTGGGAAATTTTTATCTAATAAAGATGTAAAATTATAAGANTCNGGNACAGTCCAATATCTACATTCTGTTTTTCCGTTGTAATTAGTTTCAAAAAAAAAGTTTAATGGGTATTCTTTTTTAAACCAGGCTTCTGCGCTTATAGCTCTATCCTTAGTTACCCACATGGACCATAGAACTTGAACATTGTAATCTCTAGCTAGAGGAATATTTTTCCATTTTCTACTTGCATGAACTTCTAGATTGAATCTTTCAAGTACATCTTCTGAGCCGGTTTTACCGAACTTGTAAATACGGTATGGATCAAATTTATACATTATCATAACTTGTTATTTTTATTTAAAAATTATTGTCGATGTACTTATGAACTCTTTGTAAGAAACTAATTATCCANAGTATAGACAACATAGAAGTNAATAANAATCCTAGGAATCCAAANACTTCAGTAAACATATTAACTATACTCAATAGAGTAAAAGATAATTCAAATAAACTAAATAATANCAAGGTAGCAATTAAAAATTCTAATGAACGTCTTAGTATGTAATCTTTGTGTTCTTTCATAACTTATCTGTGTTTATGTGTTAAATATAAGGATGCTGCTATCATTGATAGTCCTACTATTAAAATAATAGCATTAATCAATTTTTCTTTATAGTTTTTCTTAATCATTTTTGTTCTTTTTCTATGATACTCCAAACTTTTTTAACTGGAGATCCTAAAAAATCATTCCAAAATCCTACCACATAGATAGTTTGGTCACTGTTACGATCTGGTTGAAGCTCAAATATAAGTTCTCGACTCATACTCACATGTAGTTCATCGGTAACTCTATATTGTAATCCTTCTACTGTTATCTTCTTAGTCATCTTACTTTAAAATTACTATTTTTAATCCATACTAGCAAAAAAAACCTACCGAAGTAGGTGATTTTTTTCTGGGAGGCTTGGGGGTTATTTATGTAAAGTCATATAAGTNAGCCCTCCTATTATTATATAGGAAGCTATNTTCTGGAACTTAGATTTGAGTTGAAGTTTTTTATTCTGAATCTGTAGTTGATTGTACTGGTTAGTCCAGTTACCAATCTCAACATCCTTATTAGTTATAATAAGTTTATACTTAGTTTCCTTAGAAACATACTTACCTATGATACTATCTTTGTTTGTTAGTCTAGCTTCATCGAGACTTATAATACTATCTTTAATGGGTATAATCTTTTTATCACCATCTAACTCAACTAGATCCTTAGCTGCAAATATTAATACAGGTTGAGCTATTGCTAAAGGTTTTGTAGTTGTATCTTTGGGATAACGAATGTTATAAAAGTGAACTAATCCTGAATCAGATAGGTTGTCAATAGCTCTCTTAAAAGAGTCTACATATTGAACTACAGTAAGGACTTTAGCTTTCTGGTTATCTACTTGATAAAGCAAATCTGTTTCAACCACTTGCATGGAATCAATCTGCTTATTATCTTTTACTATTTCAACTTTAAGAGAATCATTCTCTTTGTGTAAACTATCTACTGTATTCTTAAAAGCTTTGTCAGAAGGTCCCATATACTTATTACAACCTTCGTAGCCTATAGCTACAACTATTAAAGCTAGGACAACATATAGTATTATCTTTTTCATATTATTTGATTGGAGTTATTTGCTGCATCACTATTTTTCCAAATCCAGTATTGTCCTTTTCTTCATCCTCTAGGTAAGGTTGATCACCATTCCTTGAATCCCATTGCTGTAAATAAGTTGTACGGTTACTTACCATATTGTTCTTAACTAGCTTTCCAGTCTTAGGATCATACTCATTCTTAGCTTCGTTGGCTGTGTTGTTGTCGTTTCCAAATCCTATGTACCAATCATCATCTGAAGGATGCATGTTGGAACTTTTCACTTTCCAACTCTCATCATCAGGTAGAAACTGACCATCACCAGTATTAACACCACTAACTGTTTTAGCTAGTCGTTCCACAACTTTACGTACTAATGCTGCATTACTCATAGTAATAAATAGTTAGAACCTCTTTGCCAAATTAATTATCTGATCAACCTCAGAGTTTGTTAAGTTGAGATACTTTCCAGCTAACGTTTTAATAGCGTCGTTGAATTGTTGAGCTTCAACACCCCTTCCTTCAGGAAAGCTTAAATTGTAAGCTTCGCTACTAAATATTAACTTAATCATCTCCATACGTTGTTTATCTGTCATTTCATCAAAAAACTCTTGTACTGAAATGTTCATTTCTACTTCTACTTCCTGGTAGTCTGAAAATTGTGGCATAACTTAACTTTTTAATAGTATTATAATAAGTGTGATTGTAGATATTAGTAGAGCTACATCTGCTCCACTAATACCTTTCTTCTCCAACCATTTAGTTGCTTTTGCTAATAATTTCTCTTTCATTTTAATTGAAGTCTTGTTTACTTGTTGCTAAGCTAAGGACTGGATTAACAGCATACTTAACTATAGTATGGCCTTCTTCACTACTGGCTTTTCTTATAAACCCACCCGAGATAGTTTTTTCATTTACTGCAGACATCATTTCATTTGTAGACTCTGGATATGTGTTTATGTAGTCTTCATACGAAAGTACTTCGCTAATCTTTCCTGTAAGGAAGTTAGCTCCTGTTTGAGGGAAAAGGTCACGATGAGTATCGTACCACACATCTCCGACTTTTACATAAGCTCTGTTACTGTTGAGTGCTAAAATTTCATGTGTCATAACTAATTATTTGTTTTATAATGTAAAGGTACTACCTTTTTACTTACTAGCAACTTTTTCTGAATAATATTTCCAAAAAATAGGTATTTGCTCTTTGGCAAACTCCTGTGCTTCTATTTCTAATGGATGATCTTCGTAGCCAACCTTTAAATAAGAATACAAATACATAGACTGTTGACTGTGCTTATACTCGTGAAATAAGCCATCAAGAACCCACTCTAAGGTTTCTCTCTTATCTGCATGCAGGACTAATTGATTCTGACCTACGTTATATTGTCCGTACTGACCTTCATAGTACCAAGGTAGGTTGTGTGGATTATAATCCCAAACTAAATGAAGCTGGCACTTTGAAAAGTAATGCCTAATGAATTCGTTTCTTCTTGCTGCAGGAGTTTTGTTTAATTCTATACTCCTATCTCCAAATGTACTCACTAACCAGTAGAAGGCATCAGCTAGAACCTTATCTAGCACCTCTTCCTCTAGCTGTCCAACTTTAGCTTGTAACATAGGGTGTAATTTAAAAATGCCTCCGAAGAGGCATTCTATATTTTAAAGGTCGTACTGAGCCATCTTCGCTTCTTCTCCTTTCTCGGCAATTTCATGATCCAAGAACATTAATGCTTCGTGTCTAGTAAAACCAGCACTTACTAATTCACCAATGATCTTATCTGCTACCTTATGAAGTACGTCGTGTAATTTAGGATCTATATTAGATTCCATTTCCTGATGCTTTGGATCCATATCAGGCTCGTGCTTATCTTCCCACATTTCTCCTTTTTTTAACACAAGACCTGTTCTGTTACCACCTGGTTTAGATTTATGACTAGGTTCTTGATAATGAGGTTTTGTAGCTGCTGGATGTTTGATGTCGTGTTCTTTTCTTTTATTCTTAATCTCACCACCCTTAACATATCCTGCTTTATCACTTTCCATTATCTTGCTATCCTTACCAGCTTTTTCTAATAGCTTAGCAATTTCACTTTTAATAGTCCTAACTGATTTAATATACTCAGCTAATTGTTTTCTTTCGTCTGGAGATAATACTGAGAATCCATAAGGAGGGTTAGTTTCATTAGTCACTTCCTCTACGGTTTGAATTGTTTGACCTGTGGCTTGTAGTGGTGGCATGTGAAGACCTTCTTCTATTTTTCCTAATTCATCTTTAAGAGATTCTAAGTAGTCGGGAGCCCAATCTTCAAAGTATCCGTATCCAGAAAGTAAATTCTGTACTACTACTCTTTTCAATCCAGCTTCTAACATTTCATGTCCACACCAACTAATAGCTGCATTTTCGTAATCTTTATAAGCTTGATTTCTTACTTTAGGTTCAGCATCTGATCTAGTATCGTAAATATCTCTTAAATCTTTTAATTCTTTACCGTGCTTTTGTGCAACTACTTTAGCTGCATACGCCGGATCACGCATATGAGAACCATCACTCGCTTCTTTTGTTTCTTCTTTTATACCTAACTTACCTAAAGCGTCCCAAGTTCCTCCGAATCCTGGCATGTCTTCTTTCTTATCTTTTCCTATGAAATGTTTCAACCAGGCAGGCATTGATTGAGGATTAGATGCATAATACTCAGCATCGTCAGGATCTTTAACATACTGTAAGATCTTACTTACTAAATCTTCATGACCCATACCTTCTTCCATATCCTCTGCTAAGCTTACTTGTTTAACAGCGTCGTTAATAGCATCCCACACTCCTTCTTCATCTATTATCATATCTACTTCTTCCTTAGATAATCTTCTACCATCTTCTTTCATAGCTATAACATCCCATTCTTCTATTCCTGCTTCAAGTGGTTCTGTTTCTAAACCTCCTTTTTGAGCTGGAGACGTAGAAAACTTAACCACTACATCGTATTCACGATCGCCATTAAATAATTCTATTTCTGCATGGTTGCCTCTCTGATCTTTTAATATAGCACTAGCTTGGTGACCTTCTTCCATCTCTTCATTTTCTCTATATCCCCATGATCCTGGATAGTTGTCTGTGTAACTGGCTTCAGGTACAACACCTTTAGCTGTATCTTTGTATTCTTTACCGCCTACTTTAAATTTTTCACCAGGTTTGTGAGTATGTAGTTGACCTGTGAAGGCATTTCCTTCTTCCATATCTTCCTCATCTAAAGGACTTTCAGGTGTAATGTTATCATTATACCCTCTGTCTTTAACGTCTACTGCTTCTTTTAAGATACCTTTAGGGGTAGAACCTTGTAATTTGTTCATCATACCCTTAAAATCTTCGTGAGATATATACTCCATTATGTAGTTATTTATTTATAAATAGTTCATTTTTCTTCTTTGGTGATATGTGAATACCAACTTATTTCTTAGGTTTAATTGTTATAGTAACCTGCTTAGGTTCTGACTTAGGCCTTGCAATAATCTTGTATTCTATTTTGGTATCAGTCTCGACTTTGTCAATCTTGAAAGCCATTACTTCGCAACCTAACATTTGTTCTACTAATTCTTTTGTGATTTCGTTTATCATATAACTAATTGGTTTTTAATTGGTTAGTCCCACCATTCGGCAGAATGTCTTTTAAGTATTTCAAAGATAAGATCATCAGCTTTTTTTTGACGTATATGACACATAAAGTGTGATAGTGCATCTTTGTCATCAAAATGGGAATAGTTAGGATAACGTTTTTTAACAGCTCTTGCAGCACTAGGATATTTTTTAATATAGTCAGATAGTTTTTCTGATTTATATCCATCTAAGAATATCTCATCGTGCATTTCTACATAGTCAAACTTTTCCATTACATAATACTCTGTATGCTTACGTTCTATTAGATTAAGAACTACTGTCATCCAATAGTTATCCCTATCTATATTGACGTGTCTATTAGCTCTTACTAAAGCCTCTCGTTGGTGTTCTATTTTCTTCTGCAGTAGCTTTGTAATAAAGTAATGATCCCAATCCTTATCTTTGTAGATAGTAGGAGCCCATCTAATTATATTCCAAAGACCTTGAAAGAAATATCTTATTCTCCAATGAATATACTTACCCCATTTAAATCTTGTACTATCCCAAGCTGAATCTTTTGGGATTGATAGTTTAGTATATTGCTTCATAGGTTATTTGTTTTTAACTATTTCAATTATTTTTTTAAGACACGCTAGTTCTGCTTCTTCGTAAGTATAAACATCATCTATATCATAAAATATACAATCTTCAAGATCGATTAAATGAGTATCTAATGAGTATGGATTAATACCATGACCTAGAAAATACTTCTCCCTAAAAAACCGAAATGCTTGTTGGTATAGTGGTGCAGCACAATGTGTATTTGGATTTGTTTTAACTTCCCAAAATAATCCATTTTGTTCAACTATATTGAAATCTCCATCATGTCTGTAAGTTGCTATACATGATTCATCAAAACCTAATTCTTTAAGTTCCAATGCTAAGTCGTAAGGGATAAATTCTTTATTCATAACTTATTTATTTATATTCCAAACTTCAATTGGTAAATACTTTCTACATATGTCTGCGGTTAGCTGTTGATTCTCTCTTTTAGCAGCAGCATTAAAAGCAGCATCAGCAGCATTAGCAGCATCAGCATAAGCAGCATAAGCAGCAGCAGCAGCAAAAGCATCAGAAGCATCAGAAGCAGCATAAGCAGCAGCAGCAGAAGTATTCAACTTCTCTCTACTTATCTTACCTTCTCCAAAAGCGATAGATGCATCAACAGCTTTAAGGTTTCTTTCATCTTTCATTAAATGACGAACTGTGTTTGCACAATGACCTTTTGCAAGGGTTAGTAACTGTAAATCATCAGGATTCGTTTTTTTAAATAACCACAACAGCCAGTCACCTCTATGACAAGTATTGTAAATTTCTGACCAAGATTTATCGCTTGCCCATTCTCTTGCTTCTCTACATGCGTTTAATTTAATTAGTAATTCTTTCATAACTTTAATTTATAAGATCATCAAGTATAATATTGTGTTCTAAAAGTTCGTCTGCTATACGCTCAAATACCATATCTATTGCTTCATAAGCATTCATTGGTTTATTATCTACGAATACTTCACATCGTCTTTTTAAATTGGAAGTAATCTCAAATAAAGCACAAGCCATGTCAGTTGCTTTAACACACCTCTTGTGTGCCATTGTATCATCTAAATCATTTAAATCAAATTCTAGTACCGCTCTCATAACTTTAATTTATATTGTGTTTAATACAAAAGATATAATTTCATCTCTTAGGTCTGGATCACAATCATCTAGGTCGTTTCCAAACTCATCAAAGACATCCCACTGTAGATATGCATTCTCTAAGTCTTCGATTTGAATTACAGTGTAGTCTTGACCATCGTAGATTACTTCATACGTGTAGTCGGTTTGTATTTTTGTTACTTTATTCTTCATTAGAATGCCCCCCTCATCTCTAGTAACTTCTGCATATGCTCTGCAGTTTCTAGATCTTTTATTATAGAGATTTCATAATCAGCCTCACCTGATCCTGTTACAACACCTACATATCGAAATGCATTTGAATGTTCTACACATGTTGTACTGTAACCTAAATTAATTCTACCTTGTGGGATTTCTTTTTGACACACTTTGCAATACTTACTCATAACTTGTTTCTGTTTTCGTTTTAATTATTTGGTAAAGATACCACTACTTTTTTCTTCTTAGCAACTTTTTCTTTTCTTGGGAGATTAAAATTCTCAACAAAGTAAGGCCCTGCTCTAGTAATCTCTAGATCATAGTGCCACCGCGACTCTAGTTTCCCTTCGTCGTCTTTGTACTCAATAGTAAATTTGGTTGGTTTGTCTTGCTTACTTAAGGCCATAACCTGTATTATTAAAGGATGAAGATACGATTAGGAAAGTACACTGCCAACTTTTTTTTCTAAATCCCTTTTTTGTTTGTTTTCTGATATTTTACGCACATGTTCTTTTGATTTAGGTTTGCCTTTTAAAGCTTCAGATATTCTACGTTTATGTTCTTCCGAAAATTTTTTACCTTTAGCAGCTTCAGACATTTTATGTTTTCTCTCTTCTGAATACTTTTTTCCCTTTGTGGCACCAGGTTTTCCTTTTTTAGCTTCAGACATCCTTCTTCTTGTTTCTTCTGAATGTTTCTTTCCTTTGTGGTATGGTAGGTTATGTGGCTTTCCTTTTTTAACTTCTGACATCCTACGTTTTGTTTCTTCTAGATGTTTTCCTCCTTTACCAGGTTCTTTTGCATTTAACATTTCAAACTCGCAATTTACGTATTGTTGCCAATAGAAAACTTCATATTGATCTAATACCTCTTGGGTTACATCTTTAGGGAGTTCGTGTATAACTTCAAACATATGCGCCTTCCATCCATGTTTAATTAGAGAACTATAAATACCACATTGGTCTTTGCAGTTTAATCTCTTATATACGTTTTTTCTTTTTGTAATATTCCAGCTCTGTCCAATGTAAATTCTACCAGTTGGAGATGTTATTTTATAAATTCCTACCATAAATAAAAAAGCCCTAAAGAAAGTAAAGGGGCTCTGACCTCCCAATACTTCTAAGGGCAATAAGTTTGAATGCAGTAACTAGTCAGAGTAGTTATTACTGTAATAAATAGTTGTAATTAGAGGTATTTACCTACTAAAATGTCAATTCTTTCTTTATTAAAATTAGAGTTAGTCTGATTCTTAACGAAATTAAGATCCTTTTCGAGATCCGTTAGTCTGGGAGATGATCCTTTCTTGAGAAATAAATCATACTGTTCTTGAATCCTATCCGTAAGTTGTTGTATCTTGTAGGGATAATTCTTCCTGTTACCGAGTTCCTGAAGTTTTTTAAATTTGTTACCGTCATTAACTAGTTGATCTGCTAGTTTATTTAAGCTTCTGTTTATCACCTTTTTTATTGTTTTTCATCATTTTAAACATTGTCGCTAGGGATACTGTTATTGCTAAAATAAGCGATAATGCTTGTAGATAAGGAATACTAGAAATTATGTAGCTACTAAGGTGTAGTCCCCAAATTCCTGCTATAAAAAGTTCGTACTGCTGCTTCATTAATTCTGGATACTAATTTTTTGTACTAGAAGGGCTTCCCAATTCACAGCACATCTTGTTATTATTGATAATTTTTTTGCTACTAATTCATCTTCTAATATAACTATCATTAATTTTTTCCAGGCTTCTCTGCTGTTTACATGCAATATCTTATGCCTACCCTCAGGTATGTATCTTTCTGCTAGATCCTCAAGTATTTCGTATAATACGTTGCTAACCATACTAATGATAAATAGTAAGTTTATTAGCGTACCCACTCAGTTACACCCAATAAAAATGCTTCTGCAGGTGTAAGCTTAGCATTTTCTTTCATAGCTTTAAGAGCATAGTATATAACTTCTAGCTCTAATCCATACTCTAAAGCTATATCTAATTGATTACCAATGAGTTCTAATTCTTGTTTCAAATCCATAAATTATATTTTCGTGATGAACTCATCCCCCTCCTCATAATCGTAGTTATCGGTAGGGTTTATTCCAACATCCTTGAAGAAAGATAAAAAAGTATCGTCTACATTCCAATCAGCTTCTTCTTTAATTTTAGGTGCATTTGCATCCTCTAAAGATCTAATCTGCTTCTCAGAAAATAACGATCCAACGTATAGAAAGTAACAATTGTAACATAACATACGAAGGTTCTCAACCTTCCAGTTATGCTTGTTACCGTCTATAAAGTTTAAAATTAATGGTTGTTTATAATCTACTACACGTTTCTCATGGTGTCCACAGTTGTAGCATTCCATTCTTAAGATACCTTCGTAAATTAATCTATTCTTAAGTTTCTCCTGGTTAATAGCTCGATAGCTTTCCTTTGACATGATCTCATCAATCTTTTCAATTGATATTTCATTTCTCCAGCTTATCCTCTTTATACCCTTACCAGAATTGTTTTTATGTAATTCATATAGATTCTTACCACTCTCCTGATCCATATACATCTTAGCATACTTCCGATAGGTTTCAATGGTTACATTTAAGTATCTTGCAGCCTGAAAGTTAGACTGTGTATGCTTCATCGCATTACGTATAACTTTTTCAGTTAGATCTCTACTAGGCCTACCTGCTTTCTTAGTCGCCATATCCTGGATTCATTTTTAATAGAAAGTTCCAAAGATCGTGAGCAGTTTCTAATACCAATGCTGAGCCGTCATCTTCATATATTAGTGGATTAATACTTCCATCTGGATTAACTCTCTCCCATAAGTAATATGAAATAGCTTCTGCTCCTTCCTTACCAAAGTGTAGGATAATTAATGCGTCAATAGTTTCCAAAAAGGACTCATCGTAATTAGATAAATCTAAGTTTATCTCGGCATACATTAGATTTTGTCTATTAATTATACCTTCTATTGAATTAATTATCGAAACGAATAACTCTTTTTTCTTTTCTACCTGACTCTTTTTCTTTCTTCTTATTAAACTTTTTACATTTAATATTTGATTAATTGCTGTCTGTATCTCCGTTAGTGGTTGCTCCATCTTGTTTCGTTTTTGAGGTTTTCTTAGGTACGTTCTTGGTAGGTTTTCTTATTTTTTCAATAAGATTCTTAATAGTTATACAGTCTTCAAATCTTTCTTCTTCAAGCATAAAGTTGATACACTGCTCTAAAGCTGGGATCCAATATTGTTTTGGGATATCTAAGTAAAGCCCCATTCCATTTATTTCAAATAGGGTAGCGAAAGTCTTTTTATTTTCGAAAGCTTCTTGAATAGCAAGTAAGGTTTCTTTCTTGATCATAGCAAGCAATGAGTCGTTCTCTAAGAGATCCGATGCTTGAATCTGCTCTAAAGGTTCAAATAGAGCTTTTGGGATTGTTCTTTTTGCCATAACTAATTTTATATTTTATTTTATTCCAGCTCTTCTCATCATAAGTTCCTTCAACGGTTCTTCTTCTGCTGCAGGTGGTTGTTCAGCTGCAGGTAGGGGTTCTGCTGGTTGTTCTTTTTCTTCTCCATCTTCCTGTGGTTCATCTACTCCAGGTTCTCCTTTTAGTACATGCTTAACTATAAAGGTAGCTAAAGAAGGTAGTGGAATTAAGAAACCTACTACATTTTTATAAGGATTTTCAACATCGTATATAATTTGTAAACCTGCTTCTGCAAATTTCTGTTGTAGTTCTGTTCCAATCTCATTGGCCATTTGCTGAGCTTGGCGAGGGTCTGAAGGTACATCCTTCATTACAAATTGTAATTTTACGCCTTTTTTTGTCTTGTTGATATTAACATCAAAGCGTAGAGTCATATGATGACCAGCTATTTCTACTGGAAATTCCGGAATAAGCGGGGGAAGTCCTTCTTGCAAGTTATTTTTCATAGTAATAAATAGTTTAAATGTATTTGAAGCTACCTTTCTTAATGTGGTAGTTGATGTTTTCAGCTGTCCAGTTAAAAACTTCAGCAGCTTCTTTTCTAGAATTATATACTACATTAGATTCGACGTGTAGTATCTTTTTCATCCCTGCATTTCTATTTTTTCGAGTTTCCTGTCTTCGTTGCTTAGTTTCTTCCTTCTGCTTCCCAAGCACTCTACCTTTATTTGATTTACTTAAGTTTTCTCTATGCTCTAAGCTTCGTGCAGGTTTTCTTTTACCCTTATTAGCTGTGCCTATCTTTAACCTAGTTTCCTCAGATCTTTTTGCAGTACCGTTAAGTTGTCTAGATATTTCTCTTTTTCTTATAGACTCTTCTTTATGCTTACCGAAACTTCCTGGTTCTTTTAGGTTCATCATCTCAAACCCACAATCTAAATACTGCTGCCAGTACAATATTTCATATCGATTTAAGACTTCCTGTGTAGTATCTTTTGGTAATTCGTATACAATTTCAAAACTATGGTTATTCCAGCCGTGTTTAACTAGAGAACTATATAATTTAGGTTGATTTTTACATCTTAAATTTTTATAGTTATTTTTTCTGTTTGAAACATATCTACTTTGTCCTATGTAAATTTTACCGGTTGGTGATGTTATTTTATAGATACCTATCATGTATATAAATAGTTGAAATACACTATTTTAGTAGATCTCTAATATCAATAATATTATCTAGAGAATGAACATCCTCTCTATATCCATCTTGAGACTCGTCATACATGTCTTCAGTAAATTGATGTCCAAAATACAAATCGTTGGCTGGTGTAAAGCCGTAAAACTCATGTACTTGTTTTTGTATTTTAACAACATCTTGAACTCTCCAATTGTGTCCTATAAAGATAAAGCCAGATTCAATCCCTTTTACCACATTTCTTTCTTTTAAAGTTGTATGTCTATTTTCAATCCAATCCAACCTTTCAATTAGTTTTTGGTATATAGCATTTGCTTGTCCCCATCTAATAGATCCCATAAACACTACTACATTACATTCGAATAAGGGTGTAGCTATTTTCCAAAGCTCATCATCAGCATTGTTAAAGGAAGCCCAACATCTTAAATCTCCACTAGGATTCTTTTCTTTATCTTTTAAAGCTGCTGCTCTAACCCCACAATTATTTCCATCCTTACTTGATACATTTCCTTCACAGTTGTATATCTTTAATTTAGATACATCTATTAGTGTACATTTGTGAGCACCAATACTTCTTTGCATTACTTGAGCAATGCGGGTAGATTTAGGTGTATCCTGCTTATCTTTTGAGGATAAGTCTCCTCTGTTAGAAGTTGTAAGGATTAAAATTTTACCCTTTGTATTCAAGTATTTAACTGCTTTTTCAAGCTGCTTTTTAAATTTTGTATCTGGAACTACATCTGCTTCCAATAATAGATCTGCTAACTTTCCCATGTCTTATAAATATTTAAAATACGTTTTTAAAGAAAGGTTTGATCATGTCACGCTTTTGTAAGCTGTTGATTGTTATCTCGAATATGTCAAACTGATAAGTACCAGTTAGTTCTATGGTATCTAATATGAAAGGTAGTTGTTTTATTACACTCCTATAATAAGCTTCGTTCAGTTTAGTTGCATCAAACTCAACTACAATAGCTTCTTGTGGGGTGTTATGTTTGCGTAGCTTAAACTTACTCTTTAAATCAAACATAGTGTTTTTATGTTCTGTTTCATAGTAAGCTGCTTCAATAATTCCTAACTCATCATCTGTATATAAAACATCACACCAAGGTTCTAACACTTTAATTATATCTAAAGTAGTATTCTTAATTACAAAAGCAGTTTCGTATCTGCCTGGAACAATAGGTTTCATGTCAGCGTCGTGAAGTACATCTGTATGCCATTTTCTCCACCACTCTCTAAACTTATTGTTTCTTAGATCTAAATACTCTTGAGAATCTTTTGGTTTATACCAAATAGTTCCATCAGGTAATGGAATCTCCTTCTCAATAACAATACCATCCTTAAATCTACTTCCTCTACAAGTCATGTGATAAACTAATGCATCCCTTGACTGAACGAAAGTGTATCCGTTTAAAAACATTCTATTAAAGATATCTGAATCTTCTAACTCCATTGGAGCAAATAACAAATCATGTCCTCCTATAGATGTGAAGTCTTCTTTGTACATTGTCCAAGGTGCAAAGATACCTTCTGTAGTCTTATGTTTAAACTCTTTCTCTTTCTCATTTACAAAATCCGTAAAGCTTTCTGCAGTAAACTCTTCAGGTTCCATTCCAAAGTTCTTCACATGCTTTTCAGGACCTGGTGGATGTAGAGGTGGTTCAATTCTAGTAGCACTTACAACTGTTAAAGGTTTTAAATGCTTTAGTATATTCTCTACGTAGTTTGGACTAATNATCATATCNCTATGTAAGATACTAACGATAGGAGTATTTGCTAAATCTATACCCTTATCATAGAGTACAGTATGTCCAACTCTTTCAGATCCAGAATTTCTATAAGAAATTAATTTTCTATCAACTCTACCTATCTCTTTAATCCATTCCCAAGTACCATCAGTAGATGCATCGTCCAATAGAATAACAGAATGTTCATTAGGATGATACTTTCTAATAGAGTTGTAAGCTTGCTCAGCATACTTCTTATTATTACGTACTGGTATTATAAATGATATTTCTNGACTCATAGTTTTTGTTTAGGTTTTATGTTCCTAATCATTTGNTCAACTCTTTTCTGTTCGTTAAGTCTTGACTTACTCTCCGAACCTGATTCGTCACCTGAGTTATAAACATAGATTGGTTCTTCTATTCTAAAGATACGATCTTTTCCTGACATTTCAACCATTGGCATACACATAGCAAAATCTGCAGTTATGTTCCAATACTTTCCTGTCTCAGGATTAATAAGATCTTCTTGAGGTACTTTATCTAGTAGCCAAGCCTTATAAGTTTTTAAATGACTGTAAGCAAATGGTACATTTCTTTGACTACCATCCACTACATGCATATTAAAATGTCCACCTAACTTTCCTGAAGGATATTCTATGTACTGACCGTAAGTCATCCAAATATTTGGATCTTGGTAAACTTGATTTAGATAAGCAAGTACAAAAGGATGTAGTAGCCAATCGTCTGCATCTACTTCTACTATGATGTCCTCTGGATTTATCTGATCAGTTTTCTTAAGAGAGTTTAGACAGAAAAAGAAATTACTCATTTGACTATCTTGGTCTTGATTAAAAATAACAGTAAACTTGTTATCGTTATCTTTTCCAATATGGTGATATAGTTGTTCTAAAGTATCATCTGTAGATTTATCATACCCATACACAGTTAAGTAGTTATTGTATGTTTGTTGTTTAATGCTATTAACATTGAAACCGATCCACTTAGCTTTGTTGTAAGCTGTTGCTATTATTACAAACTTATTTTGTTTCATTTAATATAACATTCATTTTTTTAAGCCAAACTTCCAAAGAATAATTAGTCTTATAAAGATGTTTTGCAAACTTACTGCATTCCTGATAAAAGTCTTGATCGTCTCTTAATCTCAAAGCAAGCTCTCTAGCTTTCTTAACGTCGTTAACTTTTACTGAAAGTGCTGGATGACATATCCTTTGTGTATCTACGTCTTCGTTTCCAATACAAGGTATTCCTAAGTAAGCACAATTTAAACTAAACGTACCTGCTGCTACTGTAGGCATTAAGTGTACTGCATATTTAAATTTACTTAGTTGTAAAATCCACTCATCCCATTTAACTCTCTCTAAGTGTTGAAATATTTGTTCTTCGTTGTCTCTCTTTGCATGTGAAGACTGACCCCATATAGGTAAGTTAAAAACTTCTGCTACTCTATAACTCTCAAATCCACCATACCATCTTGCAAAGTTACCACCTACAATTACTTTATCTTCTTTGGTTGGTACAATATCTTTAATAAGTTTTTCAATCATTAAAGTTTGCATAGTATGAACAACCTTATTTGGAAACAGTCCTTCGTAGTATAATTTATCTGATTCATTGTGTGCAAAGATTGTATCACACTCATAAAGCATATTGTAGAAGTTAATCTGATTATCAATCTCATAATCATTAAACCACCAATGAGGTCCTTCCTGTACGTAGTGTATCTTTTTATTATTCCCCATTCTCAATAATCTAACTAGGTCTGGAGTTATCAGAGGAGTAGCTGGGTTAGTTTCTTTAGATAGTCTACTTCCTTCTGCATTGAGATAGGTTTTGCCTTTAGGAAAAATAACAAACACATGGTCGTAGTCTTTAACTGATCTATTTGTAACAGCGTATACAATATTATGATGATCAGCATTTAGTGCATTCATCCAAGCACATTCCGTTCTCATGTTTGGAAAATTCACAGGAACTTTTCCTTGGCCAGGTATTTCACTTACAAAGGCTATTCTCATTACTTCATACTGTTTATGACTTTACTAATACCTTCACGTAGAGAAATTACAGGTTTCCAAAAATTTAAGATATAAGGATCTGGTTCGTTTCTTTTATTTAACTGAACAGTATCAATTTCTGTTGAAGGTTGAATTTCACAAGGAATAGAACTTTGAATTATTTCTGCTACTTCTAATACAGTACTCCATTCAAAGTTTGTAATATGTAACTCCTTTGTCCTATCAATTTCATCGTACTTGTTAGATAAAATTACTAGAGCATTTGAACAATCTTCTGCATGAAGAAATTGTCTTTCTTCTTTACCATCAGTCATCATATCAATCAAACCTTTCTCAGCTTTTAAAATGAAATCGGTTATAACGTGAGACTTTTCTAAATCACGTTCTGGTCCGTATACATTCCAAAACTTAACTGTGATACCATTCAAAGCTCTTGTATAAGATTCTCCTAAAGCCTTAGNTATTCCATAAGGAGAGTAGGACATATTAGACATTTGTGATGAAGCAAATATGAAAGGCTTGTTATAAGTCTTTAACGCTTCAAACGTATGCAACATAAGTCTNGTATTGTTATCAATAAACTCATAGGTGTGTTGATACTTCTTNAAGTAACGAGATCCACCTACATCAAACGCTAGGAACATTACAAAGTCTGCTTGCTTAATAACATTTTCTAAGCTAAGTGGTAATCTTAAATCCTGGTAGGGATTGTTGACAATATCAAACTCAATAACTTCGTGTCCGTTCTTCTTTAAGAACTCACATAATTCTAATCCAATCTGTCCTGCAGATCCTAATACTAGATATTTCATTATAGATTTTTTAAATAGTTATCGTACATATAATCTTCGGCTAATGGCAACTCCATAGCCAACTTAAAATTAATTTCAATATAAGGTTTCATTGCCTCATAAGTTCCAGCTGTCACAGTTGATAAGGTTGGATCATCTTCTAAGAAGATAACTCCACGTGAATCAAAATATCTCTCAACAACTTTTCTTGAACCCCAATAGACTGGCACAGTTCCCATAACAAAGTTATCTGTTAGCTTTTCTGTAAAGTAAGTATCCGAATCGTCATTCTCAATTGATACTGAAAACATATAATCTCTTATGCCGTCTTCCTTATCGTTTAATTGAAGTTGTCTTCCTCTACCGTAAAGATCAACTTTATCTTTCAACTTATCAACCCATTCCAATCTATTCTTATGACCATTCAACCAACCTTTATCAGAAGCAATCATGCTTACTAATTTAGTTTTAGGATAGATCATCCTATTCTGAGGCCATATCCAAGGAGCTGCATTAGATATACAGTACTTAAAAGGATCACCTAAAGCAACTAAACTATCCATACAAGTAAAGATTGTTTCATAATGTTCCTTTACAGTATCTAAATCACTTAGTATGCTTTTAATAGTACCTTTGTTCATCTGAGGTGATTCCAATAACCAACCAATCTTTTTGGGATTGGGATCCTTAGCTCCCCAACTTAAAATGTAACTATCTACGTATACCGTAGCTTTACATTCTTCAGAACTTTCTTTAGGAACCCATACAAAATCTTTTGGCATATTTCTATTGGAAGAACAATCATACTCTCCCCACCAATCTGATATTTTTTTAAATCTAGCTTTTTCCATTTTACTTGTTTATAGGTACTAGTTTTCCTCCCTCTGTCCACTCTACTAGTATGGTTTTCCAGTAAGATTCATAAATGTCTTTTCCATTAGGACCATCAGGTCCAAACCATACTGAAGGTGCTACAACTTTCTTATTTGGATTAGCATTTAAAAAACTGCCCCACCAAGAGAATGTAGAATTTGAAATGATATGGTTTTCACAAAGAGACATTAACCACATTTCATTATAATCTTGATCTTCGTTTACATATACTGCATTAGGAAGATTTAAATTTTCCTTAACCCAATTATGATCATCACTAAATACAAACACCGTAGAGTATTCTCCTATCTCTTTAAGAGCTTCNTGAATGTACTCTAACGTAATAGTAGGATGTATTCTAGGATACGCTAAATACTCACTTCTTCTTACATGTAAAGATAGAGTATTTTTTTGTACTAGTTGAGGATACTTNTCAATTAACTGAACCTTTAATTCTGCTGNCGGTGTAAAATAGTTTCTTATTTCATTCTCGTAACCAAACCAATTCTTAGTGCTTTGAAAGTATCCGTGAAACAATGTATCATTTTCTACTGGATTAACTTCTGTGTACTCAAAGGGACCTTCACTTACTATGGTGAACTTACTTACATCATCTNCAAAGGTTAGATTTCTAAGTACGCTGTGTATGTAGTTACTAGCGTTTCTTCCTTGACCTGGTGTGTAAGAAGAAGGAATAAACACGACATNTCTATCGTGTTTTAATCCTTGAGCTAAAGCGTGCGCAGCAATAAAAAGTTGGTTACCTAATCCTCCCATTAATGCTCCTGATATTAATTTCATATTATTGTTTTATGTATAAACTATCACCCCACACTTCATGAAATGCATGGTAGTATTCTTTCTTGTATCCCTTTGTTAACAAGAAGGCATCTATCTCTTCAGTAGTTTTTTGACCTTCGTATAATTCAACACTAGCAGTTTCAATTACAATAACCTTAGCCGTAAAGATACGTTCACTTGAACTTAGAATTTCAAAGTCATGTCCCTGTGTATCTAAACTTACTAAATCAAATTCATTTTGCAAACTATTTGTAGATAAAAAGTCATCTAAGTTTATAGTTTCTATTACTGAAGTTCCTGTAAGTTTGATATCTGGGTATAACTGAGAATGTATCTTTAGATTGTTAAGAGATGAACATCCTGGATTATTTTTAGAGGAGTTTTCTATTATGTTAAAGATTGCTTTACCACCCTTACTACTAACAGCATAAGGAAACACTGAACTAGTGAAGTCTGTAGTTGTTACATTTTGCGTTAGCCTTTCTAGTAGGTTTTGATTTGGTTCAAACCAGTAGATCAATTTAGGATCTAAGGTTCTGTAAAAACTTATCTCTTCACCTAAGCAAGCACCAATGTGAGCTATGTTATTTATTTTGCTTTTAGAATTATAGTCTGCTATAATCCTTTCAATGCTAATGTCAAAACTCATATTAAAATATTTTACTTGATCTTACTTGTTCATTAATCCATTCAAAAGTTTTTTGGATTCCTTCCTTCAATGGTTGACTTGGTTCCCATCCTATTTTACTCTTGTATAAAGTATTATCAGAATTTCTACCTCTTACACCTGTAGGACATTTGAAACCATACTTGTTGATAAAGTCCTGACCATCTATATTAGCAATCTTAATATCCTTACCTGAAGCTTCGATAGCTAACTCAGCTAACTGATTAATAGTAACCATTTCTTCACTACCAATATTTACTGGTCCTAAGAAACTATCCTGTCTCATAAAACGAAGTACTGCTTCAACACACTCATCAACATATAAGAAAGATCTTGTTTGTTGTCCATCTCCCCATACTTCAATCTGATCAGCTCCTTCTGCAGCTTTACGACACATAGCAGCTGGTGCTTTCTCCTTACCATCTTTCCAAGTACCATAAGGTCCAAAGATATTATGGAAACGAGCTACTCTAACATCTAAGTTGTAATTGCGATTGAATGCAAAGTATAACCTTTCACTAAATAGTTTTTCCCAACCATACTCTGAATCTGGATTAGCTGGGTATGCGCTTGACTCTTCGCAGTTAGGATTGTTAGGATCTAATTGATTGTGTTCTGGATACATGCAAGCAGAAGAACTATAAAATACTCTTTTAACTGCTTGCTTAACTGCTTCGTGTGTTACATTTAAATTAATCAAAGCTGAGTTGTGCATTACGTTTGCATCGTTATTACCTGTAAAGATATAACCTGCTCCTCCCATATCTGCTGCTAATTGATATACCTCATCGAAAGCCATGTTCTTGATAAAGGGTCGAGGGGAATAACTATACTCGAGAGGATACTTTCCATTGTTTGACTCCAAAGTCATAACACCCTTTACTACATTAGGATCTCTTAGATCGCCAATAATAAAATCATCTGCAGCTGTTTCCCAATACTCAGGATATTTTAAGTCTACTCCACGAACCCAAAATCCTTCTGATTTTAACCTTCTCACTAAGTGAGAACCTATGAAGCCTCCGGCTCCTAATACTAGTGCTGTTTTCATAATTCTATTATTTCTATTATTGGTTGTGATAACCACTGTAGGTGGCAAATATTTTCTAACATTATACTTTTATGACTACTATCTGCTATTCTAAAATCCTTTATGATGTTTAATAACTTAAAGTATTTTTCTCTAGGTAGCAAATTTTCTTTTGTCAATTTATTTCTTTCTACACACTCTCTTAGTAATGCTTCATTACTCCTAAAGCCATAGTCAGACAACCGACCGTTATAATCAGGAACACTTTGTATCTTATTATAAACCTCAGTAAGATGCTCTCTATCATTTAAATAATCACACTTCGAAACATTAATAAAATAGAAAGTAGTTTGAGGATAAAAATCTTGATCCATTATTTTATAAAGATCAAAATCATATTTGTGAACTCCTGTATATCCTATCCCATTAAAATAATAAAAGTCTGCATCCCCAACTTCTTTATCTAATGCTCCTTCTCTAAAGATCACATCATTTGAAGATTTACACAACCACTCTATTTCATGATCCTTACAAAAAGTAAATATTGCATCGTCTAAATCAGCTGTGCCAATTCCATGTCCTCTATTAATTGTTGAATTTATAAACGTACAATTTATAAAATACTTCGACCACATTGCCTCTAGGTAAGGAATCACTTCTGCATTTTCGAAATTGGTAGCTATTACCAAGTATCCAAATTGTTTTAGGATAGGTAGGTTATAAGTTACATAATGCTTTTCTAAAAAATCCACATCTTCCTTTGTACTTATATAACCTATCGTTCCGTAAACAGAACTATTTGCTAAATCTTTTAGTGTCATAAAGTACTATAATAATTGTTTTGTTTTTCTTGTCTTTCAATTGTCTTAGGATGAACCAAATCATAACCTGCTGGTAGAACTGCATTCTTAGTATAACCAACTATCCTCTCATGTACTTTATTTTCCCACCTAATATCTGGTTTATTTTTTATAATACGAGTTTGATAGTCTGGATAATTTACCCAACCATATTCATTGACCTGCCATCTCCATTTATTAATATGTTCACTAGTTAGACCTTCTACAGTATTAACTCTAGGAACTAAATACAAGTCGACATCGTTATTTTCAACAATAAAGACTAAGTGCTCTATAAGCTGTTCTGATAGGTATTCATCAGCATCAATAAAGAAAATGTAATCTCCTACGCAGTGATTCTTTAAGTTGTTTTTAAACGAAGCAAAATCGTTATTTAAGCTAGCGTAGATTCTATGGTATCCATAAGCTGATCCTACATTGTACTTCTCTGCTACTTTCTTTACTTCGTCAGTAGCAGTTGTATCAAGTTGAAGCAGGATCTCATCCTGAGGACGGATGCGTTTATTTAACTGGTCTAACAGACGTTCTAATTCGACAGCTTCGTTACAAGCTGTGATAGCATAACTTATTGTTTTCATAACTTATATATTAAACATACCAATATAATCCATTGCTTCTATAAAATCAGTACCAAAATTCTTTAAAGACTTTGCATCTGACTTATAGGTTAAGTTTTTATACTTAGGCTCTTCTTTTTCTTTTTGCGATAACTCTATTACCTTAATAGCTGACCATTCTACTGCATCAGCACTCTTACCATTTAAAAATACAGTTCCTTTATCAGGTATGTTGAGACTAATAGGATACCATACTCTACTTTCACTATCAACATACTTAATGTCTTTATAAAGTTCCGGTAAAGTTTCTTCGTAAGCAACAAAATCAAATTCTCCTTCCTTCATTAANTCGTTAGTTTGAAAACCACATCCCCAACAAAAGTAGTTATTCTTAGTTTCGTTTACGGGTGTAATGTAACATCCATCGCAACCGCATTTGGGACATAATCCCATTTGATCATTAGTCATGTANCAATGTTTTATTTCCTTTATCTAAATTCTCCCAAGTATTTGTACTCGTCCACTTACTAGGAAGTTTTATACCTCCATCTACCTCAGCTAGTTTTTGTTTAACTATTGCAATTTGTTCTGGAGTTGGGTCTTGAACTCCTGCTGAAAAGCCTTCAAACCACGCTTTAAAAGTTTTGTAATCCATAATTATCTATTTTTGTTTTTTTGTGCTAATCTCCTTGCTTCTGTCCAAGGCTTACCTTTTTTAGATTCGCTTATTCTTTTTTACGATATCTTTTTTAATTTAGGTAATACAAGTTGTTGTGTTGGTTGTACCTTTACGTACTTATCTAACTGAGATTTCAATAATAGAACCATATTATCATAGTTAAACTCAGTCTTAATTTTATGACCTTGACGTTTAGCTAAACTTAGATATGCATTATAGTTTCCAAGCACATCTATTAAAGTTCTACTTGTTGAAGCATTATCAACACTAAACCAAGAAGCACCTTCTAAAATTAATCCTTTTGAATAAGCAGAAGGATGACAAGGTGTAAGAGTTCCTGGTAATAATACAGAGAAGTCAGGACTTAAAAAATCTAAATGACCTGACCAAGCTGAAGTTATTATTGGTTTTTTTGATAAAGCAAACTCTGCAAGAGGTCTGCCGTATCCTTCACCTTTAGTAAGTGATACAAAAGCTTTTACCTTAGGATGATTGTAAAGATTATTAATGTCTTCATCATCCATATCACCGTGTATTAAATAAATATTAGGTAGGTTCTTACCAACAACACTATTTCTTATAGCATCTATCTTTTTTAGAACTTCTTCTCTATCCATTATACTTGCACCACCATGAGAAGTTTTCATAATTAAAGCAGGTTGATTCTTTTTATCCTTAAAGGTTTCTAAGAANAANTTAACTAATAATCCTGTATTNTTTCTATCCTCACCAAGATCACCTTGTAACCAATGTCCTACATAAAGATAAGAGAAATCTTCTTCAATAGTATCTAAATCTAAAACTAAATCAGTTTCCTCTAAATCTTCATCAGCAACATAAAAGTATTTGTTAAGATCAACACCTTCAAACAAAACTTCTACTGGTTTATTTAATCTAATAGAACGTATAACTGCATTCGTAGCTTTATCTCTTTCATCAAAGGTACTTGCTTCTAATACCTGTTTAGCATGTTTAGAAGATACTAAAGTAACATCCATTCTATTACAGCCTAATATAAATTCAGCATCACATACGGTAGTTTCTATACCTGCAGTTACTCCAATGTTTACTTTACCTATAGCTTGAAATTCATTAGGTACAGTTATCTGCATCCATATATCAGGTTGCTTAGGTAGTTGATTTCCTACTAAGACTAAATCTTTCATCCAACCCCACTCTTCTTTATTGTTATCTAAAAAACCCCAAGGTGTTGAACCCCATCTTTGAGAAAAGATTTTAATATCCCATTCATCTTTTTTTAGTTCGTAGATTGCTTTTATAAGATCTCTAGAACGTGCACCATACCCACTGTATGTATCTGGAGGTGCTGATATAACGCATAACTGTTTCATATTAGTAGGTTAATTTATGTACGATTTTTTTCTTAGGTAATTTTTCTATCTTAATAAACTCATGCTTAGGTCTTGGTTTCCAAGCTGCTAAGGTTTCTTCTACTGTATCAATAACATTGCTACACATCGAATCAGCCGTCATCATAGATTCCTTAGAAGTAACCCAATTCCTAGCATCTGTACAGATCTCAGCATACCTATCAGGTAAGTATAATTTTAAATTGTATACCTCTTCTAATTGATTTGCAATGTCTCTAAAGTCAGCTCTGTCATCCCAAATGTAAGGAGTAGGTACTGAACCAACTAAACTCATATTACTTGGGAATACTGGAAATGCCCATGAACCGTGCTTTCTATAAGTACCAAAATGATTACTGCAGAAGTTACTATCAAAATCAATCCACTTACCCTTTTCATCCTCAAAGCGCATTTGATCTTGCATACCACCTGTAACTGTAGCTACTATTGGTTTACCACACATCATAGCCTCTGTTAAAGATAATCCCCATCCCTCATTAGATGATATCAACGTTACAGCATCTGCAGTATTGTATAGGATATTCATATCTTGAGTTGAGTTTCTATCTGTAGAGAATACTACTCTTTGATATTCTGGATCACATAGTAAATCGATTACTGCTGGTAAGTCTGTTCCGTTTTCATCTATCGGTTGTGTATGTAGCAACAAAGCACATTTCTTAGCTTTTTCTTTACCAATACTATTAGTAAATTCTACATAAGCTGCGATTAAGTCTGGAGTACATTTACGTCTAATGTTTCTTGCATTATACAAAAATACAAACTCAGGTTGATTGTTACCAAAGAACTTAGTTCTCATTGCCTGTACCTTTGCATAATCTTCAGTCATATCAGGAGTGATAGGATAAAACATCTTATCGTTGATACCGTGTGGTACATACTTAACAACCTTATCACCAATCTTATCTCCCAATACCATTCTATTGATATTAGCAGTTTGTTTTGAGATAGCCATTAAAGCATCACAAGATTCGTAGTAAGGTTTGTTATAAAGAGGTGCTGGTAAGTCATCCCAAATGTTTAAGTAGATCATTGGGATTTTTTTTCTTACCTCATTCTCCATTTGAAATAACCAAATCCAATAACGTGGATCTGTGAAGAACATAATCACATCAGGTTTCTCAATGTCAATCATCTGACGAAGCACTTCAGGACTACCATATCCTGTGTTAGGATAAATGAAAACAGATGCATCCGTAATACCAGCTATCTTGTTGGTATCTTGACATACATCTAATTTCTTTCCTGCTTCAGGATGTTGAACTGCTGCTCCTAGATTTATCCAATTAAATCTGTGTGCTGTTCCTAATACAATTTCTTTTGCCATTGTAGAGATACCAGATGTAAATCTAATATCATCAGACAAAAGTAAGATTTTTTTTCTTTCTCCTTGCGGAATGTAACCTTCTTTCATGTAACTTTTTTAGTTTTTAAATACTTCCTGTGTAATGAGCGTGTAGTTGATTGTTAATCGTTCTTTTAAACTCAGAATCAGTTAAATAGAGAAACATAGATCTTTCTAAAAGATTTCTCATAGTTATCTTATTTCTAACAGCCTCTGCTTTAAAATCTCCAAATAAAGTATCTTGGAGTCTTACAGTAGTAAGAATATCTCCTTTTTTTCCAATGTGCATAGTTTACTATTTAATAATAAATAGTGTAGTGTATATACAAAAGTATATATTTAACTGACTTTTCTGTCGCAGAGATCCGGTTGATCTAGGTAAGGACAGAACTTACACTTATCTATATTTTTTGGATAAACCTTTTCCTGATACTCACCCTCTACTGTAAATGCATTGCGAACAAACTCTTGAATATCTTCTACTGCATCCTTTACTTTCTTAGTTCCGTTAGCTGGTTTCCATTGTTGAACTCTACCTGGAGCATACTCTAAGCTTTCGTTGATCTTTCTTCTTACAATAAAAAACTCCACATCTATTTTATCTTCAGGTACATTCTTAAGTAAAGAAAAGAACCTTTTGTAAAGTAGAATTTGGTTTACTTTAACTTGATCTTTCTTCTCATAATCAGACCAGCCTCTAGTTGAAGTTTTAATGTC